TGATTATATTCCATCAGAATTTAATTTAGAAAACTATATTGACCACGATCTACAATTTAAGAAAACCTTCTTAGATGTTATCGACCCAATATTAAATGCTATTGGATGGTCATCAACAAAGGTTGCTACTCTGGAGGACTTTTTCTCATGATATTATTCGTAGGAATTGCACCAGGTAATCATCCTCCTGACAAATCACCAACACTAAAAAGAATTAAATATTGGATGGATTCTGTTGGTATAGATAAATATGATTGGACAAATTTAGTAGATTATAAATCACCAAAATTAAAGTTATCAGAAGTTAATGAAGAAGAGTTTGCAAAGAAGATTAAGGGTTATTCACACATCATAGCGTTAGGGAATCTACCTAGCACTTACTTATTTAAAAAAAGAATTCCACACTTAAAAGTTCCACATCCAAGTGGACTCAATCGAATATGGAATGATAAATCTGTAGAACCTGAGGTAATTAATAAAATTAGGGGGTTTACAAACTAATGAAAATACGGTATAATATACCATTATGGAGAAAAAAATGAAACTAGTAAGATTATCCTCTGGTGAAGAGGTTATTGGTAAAGTAGTAGATAATGGAAGTGATATTACTATTACTGATAGCTATTCTTTAATACCAGCAGGAGAAGGCAAAATTGGATTTATGCCATTTATGGCTTATACAAAAGCAAAACAAGGAATCACTATTCCTAAAAACTTTGTTGTATTCATGGTCGATCCAGTCGATGAGTTAGTCGATCAGGTAAGACAAATGGATACGGGACTTGTTACACCTAAGAATAAAATAATATCATGAGCAAAGACTGGGTAAAAGATATTCACGACATGCAAACAAAGTATGGTACTCGTGCTTGGATGGAAACTGCTACTCAAGAACAAAAGAAAAGATTTTTAGAATTTAGAATTGACTTTTTAAGAGAGGAATTAGAAGAGACTGAAACAGCTCTTATTAATATGGATTCTGAAGAAATAGTCGATGGTCTTATTGATCTTTGTGTTGTAGCAATTGGTACACTCGATGCTTTCAATGTCGATCCACATGTTGCTTGGAACGAAGTTCTTAAAGCAAATATGAACAAACATCCAGGTGTAAAACCTGAAAGACCTAATCCACTTGGATTACCTGACTTAATTAAACCAGATAATTGGGAGGCTCCTTCGCACGAAGGGAATCATGGTAAGCTTAACGATCTTCGATAACATATACGATAATAAAACCCATAAAAGAATGGACTATGGTTCATTTGATGAGTTTGAAAAAGTATTATATAAACTATCTGAATCAACCAAGTATCCTACAAAGAAGGATGCACCATTAATTAGTCCTGCAATATATCTTCCTGAAGCAACAAGAGCTAACGAAAACGTTGTAGCTTGGGGAGGATTTGGCATATTGGATGTCGATGATTTTGAGGGTCAAATGCAAGATATTGAAAAGAAATATTCTCAATATCGATATGTCTGCTATTCAACTGCTTCATCAACAATAGAAAACCCAAAATTTAGATTAGTGTTTCCACTAACTCAATCAGTGGTTAAAGATGATATTAAGCATTTTTGGTTTGCTTTAAACAAAGAGATTGGAGATATTGCTGATGCTCAAACCAAAGATTTAAGTAGAATGTATTATATCCCAGCAAAATATAAAGATAGTTTTAGTTTTATATTTTCTCATGATGGTGATATAATGGATCCAAATGAGATAATGGAAAAACATCCTTATGTTAAACGCGATGGGGATTTCTTTTCTAGACTTCCTGAAGCAATACAAAGGGGATTGATTGAACATAAAAGGGGTCAACTAAATAATACAAACTATGAATGGACTGGATATCAAGATTGTCCATTCGTTAACAAACAGCAAATACAAGAATATAAATCAATTACTGGTACTGGATGGTATGGTAAAATGTATCAAATTATGGTATCAACAGCAGGAAACGCGATGTCAAAAGGATATCCAATCACTGCAAAAGAAATAGAATATATCTGCAGAGATTTAGATAATGATACTGGCAATTGGTATGGTAAACGAGATTTTGAAAGAGAGGCAGAACGAGCTATAGAGTTTGTTTTTAGAAATAATATATGAGTAAATTTGGTAGAGCAATAGACAAAGAAGTCAAGTATACAGGTCAAATGATGTTTAAATCATTTATTGGAGGAATGTCTTTTGGGGCATTACTAATGGGGTTATTATTACTTCCTCAGTTAGTAAAAGCATCAGATGAAAACAGTGATCGTTTTTGTCTTGCACAAAATATTTATTTTGAATCAGCAAATCAATCTTTTGCTGGACAATTAGCTGTGAGCCACGTAGTTTTAAATAGGGTCGAAAGTAATTTATTTCCGAATTCTATATGCGAAGTAGTTCATCAAGCGAAATTAAGAGAAAACTGGTTAGGAGATATGGTTCCGATTAGAAATCAGTGTCAATTTAGTTGGTACTGTGATGGAAAATCAGATGATCCCGTTGATTCTGTAACTTGGTTAAACTCTATAAAGGTGGCAGGTATGGTTCTATCTGGACAATACAAAGACATTACTGAAGGATCACTTTGGTATCATGCAGACTTTGTAAATCCATATTGGGCAGATCAGCTGGAATTAGTAACAACAATCGATAACCATCTTTTTTACAAATGATTAGTTGGGTTTTTGGTTGGATAAGCATTGAGTACTTAGAACACAAGGGGGTAATATGTACAGATATAAAGTCGAAGTAACACGAGTCGTAGATGGGGACACAGTAGATGTGGACATCGATCTTGGCTTTGGAATGACTTACAAAAAGCAAAGAGTTAGACTAATGGGTATTGATACTCCAGAGTCTAGAACAAGAGATCTACAAGAAAAATTTTATGGTAAACAATCCAAAAAGTTTTTATCAGATCTATTAAAGGATCGTGTGGTAGAATTAATATCTCATGATAAAGGAAAGTTCGGAAGAATTATTGGAGAACTCTTCATTGATACTATTATGATAGAAGGAGTTTCAACGAATTCAGCTGGGTCAGTTAATCAAATGATGATTGACAATTTTCATGCAGTTCCATATTTTGGTCAATCTAAAGATGATACAGTTCAAGGGCATTTATGGAATCGTGCAGCTTTAAAGGAGAAAGGAATAGTTTATGAAAGTTAATTATAACATAAAACCAGGGGATACATTCACCAATAAAGATATCGATCAAATGAAACTACGTGAAGATGTTGATCTTGAATATAAATCAGGTTATTCAAGCTATGATAACACTGAATATGGATTGATAGCAGAAAACTATTTAAAAGAACATAAAAATTATACTAATAATCCAAAGAAATATCAAGATCTTTTTAATCCCCAAAAAACCAATACAGAAATTAAAACGTTTTCTGAAGATCGTGAGGATCCAGACAAATATAAACAAGATGTTTTACATAATTTTTCTAAAGCGGTTGATGGGAGATCATCACTATGGGAAAGAAAAGTTATGTGGGAAAAAGAAGTTGCAGATATTGTAATATTTTTTAAGAGAACTGGAAACATAAAAAGGAGAGAAGATTACACGATAACGTACGTTTGTGATGAAATATTTGAATGGAATAGTGAAATAGGTCGATATACTAGTGTACAATCCTTAGAAACCCCCCTACAAAATTAAAAAAGGTATTAATTATGGAAATACAATACGATCCAAAAAACACGATAGTTGATATTGACTATAGGGAAGAAATGCAATCCAGGAATAATATTCCAGATGATTACCATTGTGAATGTAATTATTGTAGAGACAATTTTTTAGGAGAGGTATATCATACTTCTTCAGATAATCACTATACACAATATAGCAGAAATAAATGGTATGTTGATAAAGATCACCCAAAAGATAAACACATCTGTCCCGGACACTGGAGTGGATATCGTTATGCTGTGCATAAATTTACAAAACCAGGAGATTGGGTTTTAGACCCAACAGTTGGAACAGGAACAGCAGTTGTAGAATCTATGATCTCAGGTAGAAATGGTGTTGGTATAGAATTAGAATATTCACATATTACCAGAAGAACTGTTGAGCTTCAAAACAAAGAAAAAAGATCTACAGGAGAAGGTCATATATTTGAAGGAGATGCACGAGATTGCGAAGAGATTCTAACAAAAGAAGGATTTCAAAAAGAGTCTTTTGATATGATTATTAATGGAACTCCTTATCCAGTTCTAGGTGGAAGACAATCAGATTCTCCTCCAAGAAATTCTCCAAAGAGCCCAGATACAAAAAACATATATTATGAGAATGATAAGAATGTTGGAGTACTATCTGGGGAAACATACTGGAACACTGTTAGAGAAATATATAAATCATCAATAGAATATTTAAAACCAGGTGGAAAGTTTATAACACTTATTAAAGATCCTACTCAAAAGAAACAAGGTTTTCTATTACACAAAATGGTTACAGATGTTGTTATGGAAAGCAATGATATGAAATATGTTGGGTGTTTTATACACAGACACCTGCCTTATACACTTTTTATGAGATCATATCTTAAAATGTATCCCGAGGTGAAGCTTCCATTATTTCAAACAGGAATTGTACTTGAAAAGAAATAGGGGGTTTACAAACACGCAAAAATTTGGTATAATATGCCCATGAATAAAAACAATCAACCATTAGATATTCTGCGTCAAGCAGCAGAAATACAACAAAAAAAATCACAAGATTATCAGAATCCAAACAGTCGTATAAGACAAGCACAATATTATCCACGTGGTTGTTCTACTATATCTGATATTATGCTAGGTAAAATACTTCGTATACAATCTGTTATAGAAGCTATGGAAAATGATACATCTTATTCACAAAACTTTGAATCTCTAGAAGATTCAGCTATCGATCTAATCAACTATGCAACATTCTTTGTTTCATATATTCGTGGTGGTATCGATGGCCAAGATCCAAATAGAGATTTCTTAAATAGACTAAAAGGAGAAAACATTGAGTAATCATGTATTAGGAGCAGACTTAAAAACTGGACTGAAAGAGCTCAGAAGAATTCTGTTTGAAAGAGGTTATGAAATACAAACTGAAAGATGGCAAGGTGGTACAGATCATCCAGAATTTCTAGAAATCTTACATGCAGATTTATTATGTCCAATGACCAACGATGCAAAAGATGCATCTGATCAGCTAAATGCAACACAACCATGGGCAGATACCCACTTCGACGAAAGAGTTTCAGGTATACCATATAATCCTCCACCATCACATAGCATGTGGCTAAAAGACACAGACAAATATCTTATGGACGAAGCATTTAGTCATTCTTATCCAGAAAGAATGTGGTGCGATAAGGAAAGAGATGGAATTAGATTTAAATGGGGTAATTTAGATACAGCAGTAGAATTGCTAAAGAAAGAAAATAACACAAGACAATGTTATATCCCAATGTGGTTTCCAGAAGATCTAACAGCAGCAGCTCAAGGAGAACGTGTACCTTGTACTTTTGGTTGGCACTTCATGTTACGGCATGGATATCTTCATTGTTCGTATCATATGCGCTCCTGTGACGTCGTACGGCACCTACACAACGATTTATACTTTGCTAATAGGTTAGCTATGTGGCTAATAGAAAAGTCAGGAATAGATGCAGTTCCTGGTATGCTACATTTTTCTTCTACATCTTTGCACTGCTTTACAGTGGACAGATATTCATTGGAGCAAATGATTAAATAATGTGCGGATTTATTGTAGGTAAAAACATAGATTCCAACTTAGAAGAAGTTTTAAAAGACTATATGGGATATCGTGGATTACCAGAATTTGTTGGATATCAAAAACTTGGTTCCTACCAATGGGCACATATTAGCTTACCATTTACAAATTTAGATCCCGATGTTTGTATTCAACCAAACACAAATTCAAGAGGAGATCTTTCCTTATTTGTTGGTGAAATATTTAATTGGAAAGAATTAGATAAACATCTATATGGTATGGAAGAATCTAAGTCAGATGGTAGATTTATAGCAGACTATTATACTGAATATGGATTAGGGGGATTTCATCAATTTGACGGATTTTGGTCATTTGTAACTTTAAAAGATCATGACTTTATAGCTGTTACTGATTTCCTAGGAATTAAACCAATTTATTATAGAACAGATATGGAAGCAATAGCTTCTGAGATAGATGCTTTAGTTTCTCTTGGAGATACTACACTAGATGAATTATTCTTATCTAATACATTAAAATGGGGATATGATCCTACAGGGAGAACCCCATACAATCAAATTAAACAGGTTCCTCCCGGACACTATTACTATAGAGGTGAGGTTCACAGATATTGGAATTGGGACTTAATAGAATCAGAAGATTTACAATATGAACTAAGAGAAGCAGTTAGACTTCGACTTGGTGGTGAAAGAGAAGTTTCTGTATTACTTTCTGGTGGATTGGATTCTACCATAATATATGGATTAATTAAAGAGCTAGGACACGAAGTAAAAGCTATTCATGTAGACAATCATGAGGAATCTTTTGCAAGTTTAGTCTCAGATAATTTAATTAATGTTACCTTAGATGAAGTTTCAGATGAGGATTCTATTAGAATACATCAATCACCAGTAGATCTTGGATCAGTTAAACCACAAATTGCAATGGCAAGAAAACTCAGAGAGTTAGGATTTTATGCAGTTATGACAGGTGATGGTGCAGATGAATTATTTGGTGGATATAGAAGATCTAAAGAATATGATAGCCAATACTCGGATGTGTTTTGTGAATTACCGTTCTATCATTTACCAAAACTAGATAGAACCATGATGGAACAAACAATAGAACTACGTGCACCTTTTCTAGCTCCAAAGGTAATAAAATATGCTTTGAATCTACCCTATGAATATAGACAGGGAGAAAAGGTTGAATTGAAAAGATATTTCAAGCATATAGTACCACAACCAATTTTAGACAGGGATAAGCATCCTTTAAAAACAGATGCTATAAGAAAAGATCCTATGCAAGAAAGAATTAAAAACGTAGAAATATTTAAGGATATGTATGAAGAAATGGGATATTAGATATATGAAATTAGCCCAGGAGGTTTCTACCTGGTCTAAAGATCCTTCTTCTCAGATTGGTGCAGTTGCTATTGCACCCACAGGTCAGGTTTTATCTCAAGGATATAATGGGTTTCCGAGAGGGATATCTGATCAAATAGAAAGATATACAAACAGAGAGATCAAGTATGATTTTATAGTTCATGCTGAAATGAACTGCATATACAATGCATCTTTTAATGGGGTTTCATTAAAAGGTTCAACAATATATGTTTATGGATTACCTATTTGTAATGAATGTGCAAAAGGGATTATCCAAGTTGGAGCTTCGAGGGTAGTTACAAATACCTTTAATAGTGAGGGTGATAGATGGTATCATTCTTGTCATAAAGGAGAAGATATACTACAAGAAGCTGGAGTAGAATATTATTACCTAGGGGATTTACAAAGTGAATAAACTGTGGTATAATATACGTATTATATTTAACAATGGAGTGATTTATGCCAAGTATTGATTTACGTCCTCAAAAGAGGAATCCGAGAGACAAACGTCCGGCAACACCAATGCCGTTTGACATTGGTCTTAGAAAATTTAAGAAAGCCTGTGAGAAAGCAGGTATCGTACAAGAAGTACGTGAACGTGAGTATTATGAAAAGCCAGCTCAAAAGAAACAAAGAAAAAAAGCAGAAGCTATTTCTAGGGCAAGAAGAGCACAAAGGCTTGAACAACAATCATTATTTCCAAGAAGAAGGAGGAAAGGATAATGGATATCAAACAATTAGTTGAAATGTTTTGTCGTATGACTCAAACAGATATGACAAAATTTGCAGAAGTTGCAGTAGAAAATGGTATTGGAACAAATATCGAATTTGCATTACATACTGCTCAAATAGAAAATTTTAATTCTGAGGAGGATGAATAATGTCTATAATGGATAAATTAAAAAAGAATAGTAAGATAAAAGATACTTCTATACTTTCAGATTCAATATTATTTGCTGAAAAAGATATCATTACAACTGATGTGCCAATGGTTAACGTTGCATTATCAGGAGATATCGATGGGGGACTTACATCAGGACTTACAGTTCTAGCTGGTCCATCAAAGCACTTTAAAACGAGTTTTGCTTTATTAATGGGTGCAGCCTATCTTAAACAATATGAAGATGCAGTAATGCTCTTTTATGATTCAGAATTTGGTTCACCACAACAATATTTTGAATCCTTTGGGATTGATACTAACAGGGTTTTACATACACCAATCACCGATGTAGAACAACTCAAGTTTGACTTAGTTGGTCAACTTGAAAATATCGAAAGAGGTGACAAAGTTATTATCATTATAGATTCAATTGGTAATTTAGCATCTAAGAAAGAATTAGAAGATGCTTTAAATGAAAAATCAGTCGCTGATATGTCGAGAGCGAAAGCGTTGAAGGGGTTATTCCGAATGGTCACTCCTTATTTAACAATGAAGAATATACCCCTTCTCGCAGTTAATCACACATATCAGGAAATGGGACTATTTCCAAAGGCTATCGTTTCAGGTGGTACTGGAATATATTACTCAGCTGATAACATTTGGATTATTGGAAGACAACAAGAAAAAACTGGTAAAGATGTTACTGGGTACAATTTTGTAATTAACGTAGAAAAATCTAGGTTTGTAAAAGAAAAATCTAAAGTCCCAATTGGAGTATCATGGGAAGGTGGAATACAACAATATAGTGGATTACTTGAAGTTGCACTTGCAGGTGGATATGTAACCAAACCAAATGTTGGTTGGTATGCAAGAGTGAATATGGAAACAGGGGAAATCCTAGATCCAAAAGTAAGGGAAAAAGAAACTCTAAACAAAAAATTCTGGGATCCTATATTTAAAGATAGCAACTTCAAAGAATTTGTTAAAACATACTATTCCATCGGACATAAACCTTTATTAGAAATAGACTTAGACTTAGAAGTAAAAGATGTATAAAGTAACAGATAAGGATTATACATTAGTAGAGAATCCGAATCATCCACTTCATGGGGTTAAACTTTTAACTGGAACATGGAAAGACGTAATAATAATCTATGGAACCGTTCAAGTAAAAGAAACTCCAGAGCTTGATATGGCCACACTTGGATTTACATATCAAGTTCAGGATCCAGGAACATTTGCAATGGATGAATTAGAAGGAGATGAAAATTTTAAAGATTATCTTGGATCCATACTGCAATATATAATAACAGATTCACTAGAACATAACGAGGCACAGATAGGAATTGGACATAACGAATCAAATACCGACACACATACTGAATCACCTACTGAATAACGAAGATTATTGTAGGAGAGTCATACCATATTTAAGAAAAGAATATTTCGAAGGAATTCATAAAAATGTATTTGACCTTATTGTAAAGTTTGTTGGTCAACATAATAAATTACCTACATCAAAGATTTTACATTTAGAACTTAAGAAGGTAAATGCTCCAGAAGAAATACTCAATTCTTGCTCTAGACTTATTGATGAAATAGAATCAAAGTCTGACATCGATACTGAATATCTTATACAGGAATCAGAAAAATGGTGTAAAGAAAGATCTGTTTATAATGCAATAATGGAGTCAATCCAGATTATAGATGGTAAAGATAAAGAAAGAAGTGAAGGTGCTATACCTGAAATACTTTCTTCTGCTTTAGGAACTTCTTTCGACCAAGCAATTGGTCATGACTATATCGATAACTCAGAGGATCGATTTGCATTTTACAATACAAAAGAAGATCGTATATCATTCGATTTAGATTATTTCAATAAAATAACAAAAGGTGGACTTCCAAATAAAACATTAAACATTGCTCTTGCTGGTACTGGTGTTGGTAAATCTTTATTCATGTGCCACTGTGCAGCATCAGTACTCAGCCAAGGCAAGAACGTTTTATATATTACAATGGAAATGGCAGAAGAACGTATCGCCGAAAGAATCGATGCGAATCTAATGGATCTACCAGTAGAACAACTTCAGTCTTTACCTAAACAAGTTTTTGATGGTAAGATTTCTAAGATCGCAAAAGGATCTATAGGTAAACTTATCATTAAGGAATATCCAACAGGGGCCGCCCATACAGGGCATTTTAGAGCTTTATTGAATGAATTAAAGCTTAAAAAGAACTTCTGTCCGGATATAATTTATGTAGATTATTTAAATATTTGTGCCTCAAGTCGCATGCGTGGGCTCGGTGGTAGTATAAATAGTTATTCATACATAAAAGCGATCGCGGAAGAACTCCGTGGTTTAGCTGTGGAATTCAATGTTCCAATAGTCTCTGCAACGCAGACTACCAGGTCAGGATTTTCTAATACTGATTTAGGACTAGAGGATACATCTGAATCATTTGGTTTGCCAGCAACGGCCGATCTTATGTTTGCTCTTATTTCAACAGAGGAACTTGAAGATTTGGGTCAAATGCTAGTAAAGCAATTGAAAAATCGTTATAACGATCCTACCAAATATCGAAGATTCGTTATTGGAGTAGATCGTTCCCGCATGAAACTATATGATGTAGAGGAGTCGGCTCAATCAGATATCATGTCTGACATGACACCAGATAAGCCGATAAACAAGTTTGGTGAACGGGAAAGTAATGACTCGTTTGCAGACTTTAAAATATAAAGGAGAAATATATGGATATGTTAAATACAGCAAAAGCTTGGTTAATGGATAGATGGGCAGAACGCACATCTTGGGACGGCGGAGTTATCGTCGGACTATCATTATCTTACCTACTCTTAGGTGGCTTAGTTGACCTATTTGCGTGGGTAGCTCTAGCTTACGGTGTATACACTTTTATTGCAAAAGAAGTATAATAACCTTTAATTATGATTCATGGGGGAGTGCAATACTCCCCTTCTTTTGTAATAAAATGTCACGAAATTGTCACGAAAAAAGGGTTTACAAACACCTTATCCTTTGGTATAATACTTCTATAAATTAAATTAATAAGGAGTAAATCATGCAAAATGTATTAAAATTAACACATATCGCTACAGATATACCGCTAGAAATAGAATTAGATTTAGTTGAACTGGCTTTTGCTAAAGACAAAAATCCAGAAACTATTAATGAATCATGGGATAAACTCTGTGATTCAGTATTTGTAAGAACTGGCCATGACATTCAAGGTCAATTCTTTTTAGAAACTTTAGGCGGGAGGCCAATACACTAAAATGAGATCAGATAGCTATGTAATGACAGTATATCCAGAATCAGCTGGAGATATGCTAGAACTTGAAAATATCAGAAAGGTTGTGAAGATTATGAATAAATCTTCTGACAAAAAATATTACGTGAAATGTCAAGGTAGATTTGGAAAAAATAATCGAAACCTTTACAAGTATCGCGACTATAGTTCTTATAGGGGGGTTTTTCATAACTGGAGAATTTGCAGACTAGAAGATGCCCAAAGATGGGACGTTTACATTTACAGGAGATATGCATAATGAACAAATCAGAACAAAGAAAGAAG